AAGGAAGTAATACAAATGTCAATTGTATTAGACACTAATATACTTATGCACGATCCAGAAAGTTTATTAAAAGATATATCAGAAGAATTCATAATCCCTTCAATTGTAATTGAGGAGCTAGACCACTTAAAGATGAATATTGATAGTCAGAAATCTTTTGAAGCTCGTCAAGGCATAAGATGGCTTAAAGAAAATGAAAGTAAATATAAATTTGTATTAAATGATGTGATTAAAAGTAGAGAAATGCTTAATGGAGAATTTGATTTAGATAAGAATGATAACAAAATACTTGATGTTTGTTTAAGAGAAAAAGCTAAAATATTTTCATTAGATTTTAATGTTGTATTGAAGGCAAAAGCATTAGGAATTGAAGTTATTGATAAAGAAGAAAAAGATGAAAATGAATATACAGGGTTTAAAGAAGTAATCCTCACAGATGAAGAAATGGCTGAGATGTATGAGAATTTAACAGTAAATACATGGGGTTTATTGGTTAATGAATATCTAATAGTGAAAAATTCAATTGGAGAGATAGTTGATAAATTAAAATGGACTGGTGAAATGCTTGATACCATTAAATTTACTCCAATTCAGCATAAACTAACTGATAAAATTCGACCTTTAAATGTTAAACAAGAATTATTATTTGACATGCTACAAGATAAAACTAGTAAGTTGAAGATAATTCAAGGTAAGCATGGGACAGGTAAGACTCTATGTATGATAGTTCATGCCCTAGCATTAGTTGAAAAAGGTAAATTCGATAAGATAATTTGGGTTGTACAAAACTCTCAGGTTGCTAATACAAAAGATATTGGAGCATTACCAGGTGGAATGGAAGAAAAATTACTTCCTTACACATCAATTTTAGCAGATAAAGTTGGAGGTCAGTTTGGAGTAGAGATGCTTATAGCTGAAAGAAAATTAGAAATTATTCCATTAGCATTTATTAGAGGTAGAAGCTTCTCAAAGGCTATTGTAATGATGTCTGAAGCTGAAAACACTACATCTCAGCATATGCAACTATTAATTTCAAGACTTGAAGAAGATTCAGTATTATTTATTGATGGAGATTTTAAGCAGACAGATAGTGGAGTATTCAAAGCTAATAATGGATTAAAAGCAGTTATTAAAGCTCTAAAAGGCAAGGAAGAGTTCGCTTTAATGACATTAGATGATGTTGAAAGAAGTAGATTAGCTAATTTAGCAAGTTTATTAGATTAAGTAATATGGGTGATGATTGAGAGGGTATGTTCCTCTCGCCCTTACTTTATAAAAGTGAGGAGACTGTATTATGGAAAAATTATTATTAAGGAAAGCAGCAATTCTATGGGTTAATGAATATTACGACGAAGAAAGTTATGTTTTACTTAAGGTGTTTAGAAAAGATCTAACTGAATCATATGATATATTAATTGATAAATCATATTTTAAAAAGGTATCAGAAGGTCAATGGTTTGGATGTATTGGTAGAAAAAATACCCACTTAAAGGATATACTCTGTATTTTGTGGACTAAATCAATAAAGGGTAAAAAACAAAATTTCCAAATATATCAGTGGATATTAGATACTAAAGATAAAGAAATTATAATAGACCATAAAAATACTAATAGATTAGATAATAGAAGACAAAATCTAAGAATATCTAATCCTGTAGAAAATGCCGTAAATCAATCTTGTAATGGCTATAATTTGGATGCTCCAACAGGTAGATATTTAACCAGAGTTACTTGTGGTGGAAAAGCAATAAATATCGGTAGGTATGATACTGAACTAGAAGCTGAAACTGTATTTTTAAAAGCATATATAATAATGGGATACGACAAAGTTTCACAATATCATAGGGATAGAATTAACGAGTTGAATGTAATCTTAAAGGAAGAGGATTATAGTAATAAATATCTAAAAAAGATATATAACATTGTTAATAATACTAATATCTATGTTGAAAATGGAAAATTCAATTACACCTATGACGAAAATATGGATATTATTATTGATTTAATTGATGAAAAATATAGTTGGAATAAAATAGCAATACATTTAAGAGAGAACATAAAAGGGCTTGAAGGCGCAAAAGGAGAAACAGTACATAAAAAATATTTAAAATATATCGAACAAATAAAACCATTTATGCAATCAATTTAAAATATAAACAATAATTTAAGAGGAATAAAGGAGTGTATTAAAGATGGTAAAGGTAGAACAAAACACAACAGTAAAATTTTCAGCAAAAGGTGAATTAGTTTCAATTGATATAGATGGTATAAGGGTTAAGGACTTAAAAGAAGGAACTATTGATGTAATAAAATTTTCTGATGTAATATCATTACTTGGGAAAGAAGTTACAATAGCAATTCAGAATAAAGAAGAAGTTTAAATTTATTGAGGGAGTTATTCCCTCTTTCTAAATAGGAATTGAGGAGGAATAGAAGGTGATAGAAGTAAATTTGATAGATAGATTAGAGGGAGAACATTTTCTAATTTATTTAAATAGGTTATTAGAATTGAAAGAAACTAAGAAAATTGACATAGATAAAATTGAGATATATGAATTGGTTTTTGGAGAGAAACTAAGTTCTTCGGAGGCAAGAAAAAGACTATATAATTGGAGAGATATTCTCACAACAGGGCAAGAAGAAGGACAAAGTGTAGAGAATATAGTTGAAACAATATCTAATATTACCAATCCTAAAGCAGAAGATGTAATTCGTTTGACTGATGAGGAAGATCATGTTCAGGTAATAGATATGGGAGATAAGTTTCATATCTATAATAGAAAGCGAAGTATAATTGTAGATAAAGAAAAAGTAAAGAAAATTAAGGAGTTATATTGCGATAAAACTCCGTTAACCGTTAATGAATTATGCAGAAAGTTAGATATTGCTAGAAGAGATTTTATGTTGCTCAAACAAGGATTATCTATTTGTCATTCAGACGTTCCCTATCTTGATGAAGATATTCAAGAAGAAAATTTAGGTGGATTAGTTGAAGAAACATTAGAAAGACGTAAAGAAAAATACTTCCTAAAGCTTCAGCAAGAAGAAATTAAACAAATGGAAACTGAACTTGGTAAATATAGAAAGCAGGATTATCTATTTGATAAGATTATTGCAAAAATTATTCCTATTGAGATTATTCCTACAAGATATTCAGTTCAAATTAATCAGAATACACCATATAGAGAAGGTTTACTTGACCTTGCAGACTTGCATTTAGGTGAAAAGGTATCAAACTATTGGTGCGAATATAATGTTCAGATAGCAAGGGAAAGATTTGAGAAACTAACACAGGAAACTATAAAAACTTGTGCTGAATTAGGTGTAAGAACTCTTCATGTTAGTAATTTAGGTGATGATGTTACAGGTATTATAAATGAAACCTTAACAAGAGAGGCTGAAATACCAGTAGAAGAGCAAGTTGCATTAGCAGTAGAATTAATAGCTACAATGCTTGTAAGTTTTTCAGATGTATTTGACAAAGTAGTATACGCTGATGTTTTTGGAAATCATGCAAGGGTTTATGCCAATAAGAAGGCAGACTCCGAGAATACAAATTTTGAATATTTTGTTTCATGGGGATTAAAATTAAAACTCCAAAACTATTTAGGTAAGATTAAATTTGAAGGTAACGTTATAGATAATACTGTAATAGTCAAAGAAATCTGTGGAGTTAATATTTATGAAGTTCATGGTGATAGGGATAAGATTACTTCAGTAGCTCCCAATTTAACTATGATGATTGGTAAATGTCAAGAAATTCATACCGGACATTTTCATAGTAATAAATCTGTAGAAGACCATGAAGTAGAAGTATTTCAGACAAGATCATTTATTGGAACAAATACATATGCAAAAAATATTAGAGTTAGTGCAAAGGCTGGTCAAAGGTTATTTATATATGAAGAAGGAATTCGTAAATACATAAATGATATAGTTCTAAATTAAATAATATTATAAGGAATAAAGGAGGTCATTATGAAGAGTAACGAAAATGATATTAGTGTTTTAGGTGCTGATAAATTTTATGACGAAATTATTAAAACTAATCTACAGGATCGTAAGATAGTTTTTAATAATGATGTTAATTCTGCAATCATTGAGGATGTATGTTTATATATCTTAAAATGGAATAAGGAAGATAAAGATATTCCAGTTGAAAAACGTAAGAAGATATTTATATTTACAAATTCTGGAGGTGGAGATGTATTTTCTGGATTGTTACTTTGTGATGTAATTGTAGCCAGTAAGACTCCTATAGCAACAGTTTGTTTGGCATATGCTTATTCTATGGGTGGAATTATATTCATGTCTGCTAAGGAAAGAATTATGTTCAAGAATTCTAGTCTCTTGATCCATGATGGTTCTACTTCACTCAGCGGCTCTAGTGGAAAAGTAAAAGACTTACAAGCTTTTTATAGTAGAGTAGATGAAAGAATTAAAAATGTAATAGTTAATAATTCTGCAATATCATCTGAGGAATATGATAAAAACATTGATAGAGAAATGTATCTATTAGCAGATGAATGTAAAGAAAAAGGATTATGTGACAAGATTATTGGAGTAGATGTTGAATTAGATTATATTTTATAGCAGAGACCGAAAGGCTTTGACTTAATTATCCACGCCCTCTGGCTATAGAAGCTACGTTTATAAAGGAGTGTTATCTAATGTAATATTTACCGAACAAGGATGTGAGCAAATGCTTACTAGCTTTTATTACTTATGCGATAAATCAAAGTAATGATCCCCAAGTCTAATAGGCGATGTGAGTCAGAGTTCTCTGTCTCGAAGGGGATTTAAATTATTTAGAGTGCTGAAGTAGAACAGGTATCTACACACATTGTTGAAATGGAGATTACCACCTCCCTCGCTCTATTAATTGGATTAAAGGATCGGAAATGGTTCCCGACACGCTTATTTACATTGTTTAAGTACGATGAATAAGTTAAAGGTATGCAGGATACACCGCCCTGCTTAATCCAATTATTATAATTAACATCCCTCAAGGTAGATAGTGAAAGATGAGAAGTTTACATACTTTACTCACTATTGAAAAACTTAATCAAAAGGCGTTTCAAATTGGATCAACGTTTTGTAAACACGAATCCTCCTTTTGATTTTATGTATCTAGTTTGGTGGTTTAAGGATACATTATTTATCACTCCTCAGTATGTGATTAATAAATGGCTGAGTTCAAATAATAGAAGCATGCTATTTGCATCTGTTCACCTAGAAGCCTGTGAGCGAACGAGGATAAGGGAAAACCTCTCAAACCCATTAGTAAAAAATCCTATAATACTAGGCAATATAGGACTAAACTAAAGAATAGTGGCGAAATATAAACGCAATACACTTACGATTTGGCTACTCATATGGGTAGATTAAGTGGAGAAATTAAACCAAGTCTTGTAAGGGTGAAAGTCCCTTACCTATTTTATTTTAACCTATAAATCTAGTTATATCAACAGTTTAAAGGTTTAAAATGAGAGTTTTATATGACAAAGATACTATTCACGAGTAGGGTAGTTGTAATATCATGACCTAACATGAACTTCTATAGAATATCATATTGAAAACAAGAGGGACTATTAGCATACTAAAGTGTGACTAATAGAACTCAAAAGTGTCGGATTGATGTAAGGTTAGAAGCCCGACTTTTTATTATGGATTGATAGCTTAAGATTAGAGCATTTAGCTATAACTTTATAAGATGCAGGTTCAAGTCCTGCTCAGTCCGATTTATTTAGGGTTGCAGATAAACTTTAACAACATAAGGAATCTTCTATTTATTAATGCAGATTAGCCAAGTGGTAAGGCAAGGGAAGTTTTGGAGTACCTTATACATGAGTTCGATTCTCATATCTGCAATAGATTTTCTTTACCCATTTCTTTCTAATAGGAAAAGTAAATGGGAGTGTTTATGGGTAGATATGCAAATTGGTGAAGCAGGCAGACTGTAACTCTGTGACATAGAAACGTTAGTGGTTCAAATCCACTTCTGCCCACCATAAGGTTTCTTTATATATTTCTTTCCCCGATCGAAAGTAAATGTATTAATTATGCTTTTGTGGCGCAATGGTAACGCAACGGTCTTGTAACCCGTAGATTGCCAGTCCGATTCTGGCCGAAAGCTCCACGAGAAAGGTTTATTGGGTACACCACATTAAAGGGAACCCTTTTTCTAATATGGACATATAGCTCAGTCGGTAGAGCGTTACTCTGTTAAAGTAAATGTCGAGTGTTCAAATCACTCTGTGTCCTCCAAACAGTACCTCTCACATTATTAGCTTACCTAGTAATGATAAAGGAGACACTATAAACCCTAATGCATTATGGACGAGTCCTAGGTCTAGTGGCAACCACAAGTGTAGGGCTATTTTTATTAGGGAGAACGTGATTCTGAGCGTAAGGCATAGGAATCCGATAGATTTCTCCCTTAATTAATATTTAGAACAAAGATTATAATTGTAATTTTTGTTGTGGATATTATTCACAAATTAAGGTGTGGCTTACCGTAAAGCTAGAGGAGATTTATTATGGAAACTATTAATTTATTAAACGGAAAAGAGTTCTGTCCAAGTCTAAGTATTATGGAAAGATTAGAGGAAGGTGCGAAATCACATTCTTTAATTTATACCGATAATATGAGAGGAATTGGAAAGAGCTTTAATTTAGTTGAGTTTGCAAGAAAATATGGACATACAGTTTTAGTCAAGACTTTATCTCAAGTGAAAATATATAGAAAAGAATATAATTATGAAAATATAGATTATTATGGGGATCATTTAATGGGGACTTGTAAAAAATATGTAATTGATGAAGGTATAGTATTAGATGGAAGTATATTAGATTCGGATATTATTACAGGATTTACCAATAAGCAATCCGTAATAGTTAATAAAGAAGACGCATATCCAGGAGAAGTTATTGAAAGTCTTAGAAAAGATGCTTTGAAATTAAGTCATAGATTGAGAAGTAATGGATTGGATTCTGATTATAAAATGTTAATTACAAATTTAAAAAGTACAATGGAATTGGTTCAGTATTTAGAAATTAGATATGGAATTTAGTTTCATATTAAATAATACTATAAGTGTTTAGATTGGAAATATCGTAATTGGTATTTCTGAATGTAAACATTAGTTTGCAATAGCAGAAGGAGATTAGGATTAATTACCCTAATTCAAAGTACGTTTCCCTATAGCGTATTCCTTTTGTTTTTATTAATTTATAGGAGAAATAAAAAATATAGGAGATTGATTAATAATGTTAGTAACAAAAACGGTCAAAGTAAAATGGAATAATGCAAATAAAAAATGGTATAAAAGTAAAGGATATTTACTTACTAAGAACGGAGAAGAGTTTGAAGTGAAAACTGAAGACTTAACATTGAATAATACAAATACAATAAAAATGATTTGTGATAATTGTAATGAACCTTTTGATAAAAGATGGGCAGAATATAACGCTTCGCCTCATGGTGAAGGAAAACATGTTTGCAAGAAATGTACCTACTTTGATAGAGCTGAAAAAATAAGATTATTAAAGTTAGAAAGAGGACAATCCTTTGAAAAATGGTGTGTTGAAAATTTTCATCAAGATATTTTAGACAGATGGGACTACCAGTTAAATAGTATTAGTCCTAACTCAATTGGACATGCGTGTATAACAGAGTTTTATTTTAAATGTCCAGAAGGAATTCATAAAAGTGAATTAAAATGCATCCATAATATAACAAAAGGGTTTAAAGGTTCTATGGATTGTATTGCCTGTGGTTCTATTGCTGAATGGGGAATTAAAAAATACGGTAAAGATTTTTTAAATGAATACTGGTCGGATAAGAATATGATTAGCCCTTGGGAAATTACATACGCTAGTACTAAGAAGATATGGATTATATGTCAGGAAAAAGATTATCATGAAGATTATATAACAACTTGTGGAAATTTTACAACATTAAATAATAGATGTCCATATTGTAATAGCAATAGTGGTAAGGTACATCCTTTAGATTCTGTAGGGACATTATATCCAGAAATATTAAAAATATGGTCTGATAAAAATAAGAAAACTCCATTTGAATACTCAATTGGAAGTAAGAAAAAAGTCTGGTTTAAATGTAAGCATAAAAAGCATAAAGATTATTATAGAAATATTAAGGAATCAAGAGCTGGTGGATTCAAATGTCCTGCATGTAGTCTTTCAAAAGGAGAATATTTCATAATGGAGTATTTAATGAATCTTGAAATAATAAGTACTCCTCAAAAGAAATTTAAAGGATTACTCGGATTAGGAGGAGGCAGTTTATCCTATGATTTTTATATACCTTCTAAAAATTTATTAATTGAGTATGATGGTGAATTTCATTATATTCCTCTAATGGGTGATGATCAATTTAAAAAACAAAAGAAACATGATGAATTAAAGACTAATTATGCTAAAGAAAATAAAATGGATTTATTACGAATACCCTATTGGGAATTTGATAATTTAGGAACAATTTTAGATAAACAATTAAATAATATATCAATTCAAGAAGCTATATAAATTATGGCTTCTTTTGTATTTGGAAGAAAGGAGAATAAACATGGTAAGTTCTAAACAATGCGTAATATGCCATAAACCCAAAAAAATAAGTAACTATTATACAAACCGAGATAATAAACAAGGATATGCTTACGATAATACTTGCAAAGAAGATTCTCGCAAGATGGCCAAAGATATTGCAGGTTTAAAATTATATTGCGAACTTAACGATCGTAAATATCAACAGGAGCTTGTAGATATTGCTACATTAGAAGCAACTAAAAAATATAGTGATGATATTGAATATAATTCACTTCCTGAAGATAAAAGAGAAACCTTTTTATTTGAAAAAATAAGGAATATTTATTTTCAAAGGATGGGTATTTTCCCTCATTATCAATTTATAGGTACAAACGAAGCTCCTGTTCTAATTGATAAAATAAATGATGACTTAGAGGACGAAGATATAGAATTAACAAAAAACGGAAAAGATAAAAAGATTTGGTCGGAAATTTGGCGTGGAAACTATACGAAAGCGACCATAGCTTGGTTAGACGCTTATTATGAGGATACTATTCTTGATTATAAAATTGTAACTCGTAATCATCAAGACTATTGCCGTAAAATAGTAAAAGCCAGCCTTGCTCAAGATGAAGCCAGTAATGATATGTTGAATGATATTCCAGGGGCAGAAAAGAGATTTGATAAAGCTACCGCCACCTTCGACAAATTATCTCAGAGTGCGAAGCTAAGTGAGAGTAAAAGGTCAGCCAACGAAGTTTCAGGATTATCAACTATAAGTGAGATTGTAGCTAAATTAGAACAGACGGGATTTCTTCAAAAGAAAATGATATTTGAAAAAGATAGTATAGATCAAGTTGGAGACGATTTTAGATGGACTTTAGTCAGTGTGGGTGGTGAGTTATAATGGCTAGAAATTATTCACATAAGAAACAAGCTAGTCAATCGGGAAGTTCTTTTGATTTAAATAGTCCAGATAGTCACAGTGCTGTAAAACAGGGGACAGTTGATAATCCTGAACAATGGGAAAAACAGATATGGTTTTGGAGATCACATCTGGATATTTTTATTCATGATTACTTTAGCACACCAGAAAGGGCGATTGATTTATTTGATTTTCAGTCAGTAATTGCTCGTCAAGCTGGAAATTGTAAAAGTCTTAAAGATGTAGAGGCAAGGTCATTGGGTAAGACATATAAGATGGCATGGATATTAAGCGCAATTTCGATACTCTATTCGGAATGTCCCAGTCTTGTAGTTTCAAAAACTGTAAAACAAGCTTGTCTTACATTAAAATATATTAAAACGTTGTCGGAGAGGTACCCTGCGCTACAAGCTGAATTAAAATGCCCTGTGAGAATTACCAAGGATGGAGGAATAGCTGAATTTAAAAATGGTTCTACTATAGAAGCGATGGCTATGAACCCAGATGGGTCTAACTTAAGAGGTTTTAGAAAAAAATGTATATTAATTGATGAATCTGCGTGGGTTAAGTCGGAAGTAATTCAAAGTGTATTAATGCCTATCTTAAAATTTAAAAGAGATATTTGGTGGGCTAAAAAGGATGAAGGATTTGAAGATTTTGACTCCAAATTATTCGAGATAAGTAGTGCCTATCTTAAATCCTGTGACTTTTTTCAGAGATTTAAAGATACTCTAAACGAAATGAAAAAAGGTGATACTGAAAAATTTGCAAGTGCTATAAACTATAAAGTTGCAGTCAGATGTGGAACATTAGAAGAAAAAGATGTTCTTGATGAAAAAGAGAAAATGCCTTTATCAAATTGGGAAATGGAGTATAACTCAAGGTTTATAGGATCAGCTAATGGGGCTCTGCTGCCGTATGATATTACGGAACCATGTAGGGATTTAGAAAGAGTTGAATTATTTCAACCGAAGGGTTCAAAATCTGTTTATGTGTTATCAATGGACGTAGCTACAAGTTCTAGTTCTTGGGCAGATAATTCCGCACTTACAATAGTTAAAATATCAGAAAAAGCAGATCATACATATCATAAATATTTGGTATATATAAGAACATTTCATGGTTATAAATTAGAAGCTTTGGCTATTGAAATTAGAAAGATGTGTGTTAGATTTCCAAATATTTCTAAGTGTCTGATCGATGGTCAGGCCATCGGAGAAGGATTAATTTCCCTGCTGAATGCGCCTTATGTTGATGAAGATGGGAAAGAACATCCAAGTTTTGTACCAGATGATTGTGATTATATCAATGATAAAGTTCTTCCTATTATAAGGGTTATCAAAGCAGATAACAGAATGAACGGAAGAATGGCTACTATGACTAAATTATACTTTGAAAATAAATCTCTGCACTTACCTGTTCAATCAGCAAGTATGAGAAGAGAACAAGAAGGTGATGATACCGAATTTACAGAAGAAGTAGATAAAAAGCTTAGAGCTAGAGTATCGAAAGCTACATTAATAGAGGAATTAGGAATTTATACAGATACTGACGCACTTCAATATGAGTGTGGAAATATTGTCCCAAAGATTACCGCAGCTAATAATACGACTTATGATACAGCTTTGACTACTCAACATAAAGACCGTTATAGCTCTCTTGCAATGTGCATGGAATACATATCACAATTAGAAGCTGAGAATAAGAAACTTTATAACAACAACTCAAGTAATAAGTGTTGGGGACGTGCATCCAGATTTTGACAAATTAAATAATATCATAACAGAGGAGGTGAATAAATGTCTAGTAGAGCAAGTAGAAAAAAACAACAGGCTATAACAGCAAAAATAAATCAGCAAATCAAATCAGAAAATACTTTCGGTGCTAAAATACAAACTCAAGAAGATGGTAAAAGTACCATTTCAACCTTTGAACAGAAAACTTTCAGTAGCAAAGGATACTTAAAGAATTATGATGCTGATAAACTTCTATCCAATAAGGAAGAAAATATGAATCGTATTTTTGAATTGTGTAATTATTATTACTCATCTGAACCACTTTTAAGCAATAGTGTAAATAACGTTCTGATACCATTTAGCATGTCTGGTTGGAAATTACAAGGTTCAAATGAAACTGTTAAAAAGAAATACATGGAATATTACGAAGAACTTGACTTAAATTGTCTTATTCGAGATATATTTTATGACTTTTATGTTTATCAAAATATATTCGGGTATAAACGAGATAGTTGGATAGATATATTTGCTCCTTGGAGAATAAGAATCGCTAGTATATCCCAAAATGGTAATCCGGTCTTGGAGTTTTGTGTAACTGAAATGTTAAATAGAAAATATACTATGGCGTCTGAAACATTTTTAGATACCTTAGCTCTTAGCTATTCAGGATATCCAGAAGAAGTTATTGCTGGTATTCATAAGGGACAAACCTATATCCAACTCGATCCGTCTAAAACTTTTTGTATTCAAAGTACAAAATCACGTTGGGAGAAATTCAGCACTCCAATAATTTGTGAAGCCTTAAGACCATTAGGGAAGAAACAATTAATTTCTGATTTTGAAAATTCACAGCTTCTGAATGGGACTAAAAGTTTTCTCGAAGTTCGGGTTGGCTCAAAAGAAGTAAATAAAACAGTCAATTCTACAGACCTTGAAAATGTTGAAGATATTTATAAACAAGCTTTAAACGGATTCCCATTAAGTGTTGTGTCTTGGGAAGTTTCGAGTGAGTGGAAAAATTTGGATACAAAGACTTTATTCGATCAAAATAAATATTTAACTGTAAATACTGAGATTTTAAGCTCTATAGGAATCTCAAATGCTGTGGTTACGGGGGATGGAGGTTCAGGTAGTTATGCTCAAGCTTCTATAAATTTATCTACATTGGCTAAAAGGATTGAAGATGCTCAGGCTAAGGTATCTGAATTCATAACAAAAATGAATAAAGAAATGGCAATTAGTTGGCGTATCGCTCCTAATCGCATCCCAAAATTCGTATTTACAAAATTAAATCTCCAAAGTGATAAAGATTTTAGGGATGAAGTCATGAAAATTTATGCACAGGGTTTACTTTCAAAAGAAACAGTTTTGAGCACTCTCGATTATTGTTTTGAAGAAGAGAAGACAAGAAAAGAGAAAGAGAACACTGATGGATTAGATGAAATATTTAAACTACCACCATCTCCAAATACACAAGCAGCTGGAGAAAATGGGGTAGGTGCACCTAAAGGTAATCCTAATAAGGTAGATCAAAATAAATCTGACTCAGGAAAAGCTCCAAAGCCAGGAAATTCTAAAACTTAGATATTAAATAATACTATAGAAAAGTCTTTACAAATAAATACCATAGGAGTATAATTGATGTATGGGATAGGAATGAATTAGAGGTTGCAACCTTTAGTTATTCCGACAAACATAGTATCCTAACTATGCTTCCCTAATTTATAAATTTAGGATAATAAATTCTATAGGAGGAATTAATAAAATGTTAATAACTAAAACTATTAAAATGAATTGGTCAAATAATACACGAAAGTATTATGAAAGTAAGGGTTATATTTTTACAAGTTATAAAGATGAGTTTGATATAAAAGTAGAACATTTACTCACAAAATCCTCACGTAAAGTTCAAGTAAAATGTGATGTTTGTGGTGAAATAATTTCTAAAACATATGAAAATTATAATTTAGAAATGAGCAAATCAAAAATAAACACATGCAATAAATGCAAAGGTTTAAAATTAGGTTTAAAGACTCAATTTTCATTTGAATTTGTTAAAGAAGAATTTAATAGATGTAATTACACATTGTTATCAGATTCGTATAGTAATGTAAAAAGTATATTAAGTTATAGATGTGACAAGCATCCTACTGAGATTCAAGAAACTAATTTTGGTAATTTTAAACATAATAATATGGTTTGTAAACATTGTTTAGAGAATTCAACTGGAAAGGTTTATAAATATAGCATTACTAGAATTAAAAAGATATTCGAGGAAAGAGGATATACTTTAATTTCTACAAAACATGATTATCAAACAAAATTAAAATATATATGTAATAGTCACCCAGAACATATTCAAGAAATATCATTATCTAGTTTTATGGCTGGACATGGATGTTTAGATTGTTCGATAGATAAAGCCAAGGCAAGATACAAACTAGATTATACATTTGTAAAATTACAATTTGAATTAAAGAGATGTGTCTTACTTGAAAATGACTATATAAATAATACTACAAAGATGAAATACAAATGTAATAAGCATAATGACATAATTCAAGAAACTACTTACGATACATTTAATAAAGGATTTGGTTGTAGATTATGTGCTTTTGAAAGAATAACAGGAGAAAATAATTATGCTTGGAACTCAACATTGACAGAGCAAGATAGGATAGATAGAAGAAGTTCTTTAATTTATGTTAATTGGAGAAAGGAAGTATTTGAAAGAGATAATTATACTTGCCAATGTTGTGGAGCAGAAAGCCATGGTGATATAAATGCACATCATTTATATAACTTTGCGAATTATCCTGATTATAGGTATAAATCTTCAAATGGAATAACGTTATGTGAAAGTTGTCATTATGAACTTCATCATAAATATGGTAAAAAGAGTAATACTCCAGAACAATATGAAGAATTTAAAATATCTAAACAACTAAATATTCAATCAATTCAAGAAGCTATTTAAATATAGTTTCTTTTTATTTGTGCTAAAATAATCCAGTATTCCATTAAAGGAGGTGAAAATATGGCAAATAAATCCCAAGTTTTTAAATGTAAGTCAAAAAGAATAATTTCGGTTGGAGAAGAAGAAATATCTTCCGAGATATTTATGAGTATAAAGTTCTGTTTATTAGATACAATTACTAATTTAAATGGAATAAATTATTCAAAAGCATTTCTTGAAGAAATTGCAGATAATCCTCAAAAGTATTTATCACTTCCATTGATGGCTGAATTCGCTAAATTGTCTAAAGGTAAGACGAACAATCTTACACATGCTTACGACAAAGATAAAGGAACTTTTTCTAGTCAAATGATAGGCTCCTTTATCAGTTTTGAAACACAACCAAATGCCGATGATGAAACAATAACTGAACTTGTTGGGGAGGCTAGAGTACCTAAAAGATTCACTGATATAATTGAAGTTTTACAAGAGCTATTTGACACTGGCAATTTAACTCTATCATATGAAATGTCAATTGGAGAATATAAACAAGTCGGACAAATAAAATATGTTGATGTATCTGAATTTAATTATTTATTTGCAATGGCATGTGTAACTTCTCCAGCTGTGCTTTCGGCTCATTCATTGACATTGGTAGCTCAAATTATGGAAGGCGAAAATATAATTGAAGGAGGTGAAAAGGAAAACATGCAAAGAAATAAAGAAACGTTTACTGCTGAAATGATGTTTGAAAATTCTAAAATAAATTTGGCAGAACTAGATATATGTCAAGTTAAAACAAAATTATTTAATCAACTTAGAGAAAATATGGATGATAATTATTGGATGTATGACTCTCAAGATATCGGAGTAGATTATGTTATTCTTAAAAACTATAGCACAGCCGACCTTGTAAAAGTTGAATTTAAAGTAGAGAACAATGACGTTACAATTATAGATACATATGATGTTGATAAAACGTACGTCAAGAAAGTAATACCAAATGAAGGAGGAGAAGACCCTATGACAATCGCAGAATTAAATGCTCAGATAGTAACAATGACAGCAGAAGCAGTTGTTTTAAATGCAACAATTGAAACTAACAAAACAGAATTAGCTGAGGTAAATGAAAAATTAGTAGCTAAGGATGTAGAAATTGCATCAATAAATACTAATCTTACAACTGTATCAGAAACCCTTTTAGCTAAGACAGCTGAGGTAGAAGCATTTGCTCCAATAAAAGCGGCACATGAAACTATGTTAGCAGAAAAAGCAACTGAGAAATTAGTTGCAGATAAAGTAGCTTTAAAGGAGAAATTCAGCAAAGTTTTATCGGCAGAAGTAATTATAGAAATGGCTGAAGCTTTTGAGAATTTAGATGAATCAAAAATCAATGCTAAAATAGTTGAGCTCGCAATGGCTACAGCTAATGCAACAAAAGTTCCAAATGCTAAGAAAGAAGTAACCCTAGCTTCAAGAATTGTAGATAATGTAAAAATGTCAGGAGCTGAACCAGGATCACTTAAAGAAAAGTATTCAATATAATTTTTATATTAAATAATATCATAATTAAAAAATAGGAGGAATATTAAATGAACGGATTAATTAATTCAGGTCTTTACAACACAAGTGGTGCTTTCAAAGTTAAAACAGCTACAGTAGTTAGAGGTCAATTTGTAAAACCCGATTACACAGATATGACATGTGTAGTCCCAGGAGTAGATGCAATAAAGGATGTATATTTTGTTGATGAAGCAATTAGTACACCAGAGGAATTAGCAATTGCTGATAGAGATTTCGTAGTCAAAATAGGTGTTTACCCTAAGCTTAGAAAATTACAGTTAGGTTGTACTTTTACAACAACTTCATTAGAAGCAGCTATAGGTACTTATGCAGTTGGTGGAGTTGTAATGATTTCTGCTACTGGAAAACTTAAAGCTAATGTAGCTGGTTTATTCCAAGCAACTATTAAAGAAGTTATTGCAAACTATGATGGCGAACCAGCTCTTAGATGTGTTGTAACATTAGTTTAATCAATATTAAAATATCATATTAAATAATATTATAATAAGAAAACAGGAGGAATATTAAAATGGCAAAATACAAAGAAGTAGACGTGTTTATTGCTCAAGCTAAAGGAGAGGTGGATTCTAAATCACCAGAATTAGCAACAGCTAGAGAAACTATGAAGGATCTTTCAGCTAGATATATCGAGACAAAAGACAAGAGTATCAGAACAGAACTCGCTCAAATAACAACAGAGGTAACTAATGTAATTCTTAGAGAAAAAGTTAATTACATAGATCTATTTGCTGATGTTAAAAGGACAGCTATTGGAGTAAAACAGAATTTCAAATTTGAAATAGACTTGACAAGTGCTCAGATCGGAGCAAAAGGGGTGGCTGGAGACAGAGGTACAATCTCTAATGACTACAAGGGTATGGAGACAACTTTCGTTTCTACTCGTCCTTTCATAAATTTCATAGATCTTGCATCTGGGAGAATTAACTTTGATAGAATAGCTCAGTTATCTGCTGAAAAGATGGATAGAGTTATTGCTAAATCATTAGAAGATACTCTATTTAATGCATTTTCAGTTATGGCAGCTCCTAATTATGGTGCTGGTACTGGAATAGATCAAACTATATTAAAGGCTCAAATAAATGCTTTTGGTAGATTTGGTGGAGTTTCATTACTTGGTGATATTGAATCTCTTGGTAAATTAGATAATGTTTCAGGATGGACTGCTAAATTACCAGAGGCACTTGCTGTAGAGCATAATGCTAATGGATTTATTGGAACATTCAATACAGCTAATGTAGTTAAATTAGTTAATCCATTCCTTCCAGGAACTTTAGTTAATACTAACCTTAGAAAAGACTTGCTTTATATTCTTACTGCTGGAGATGAAGGTAGAAGAAGTCTTAAAGTTCAATTCGAGGGAGACTTAATTATGAGAGAGCACGAAGATTTTGAAACCGGAGATTACGAAATGCTAATGGGA